AGTAACCGATTTTGTTGGAAAACAAAGTAATTTTTCACCGCTTTTGTATATTGCTTCATCGAAGTTCTTAAAGATGGTTAAATACATCATGTCAGGGAAATATCAATAAATATCATATATTCTCCACCATGCCAAGGAACTTCTCCAAGTTCGTGTTGAAAACTGGAAGAAGTAGACCCTTGATGAGCGGTCTTAATTTCAACAGGAACGCCCATAATATGTCCGTCCCCTCGACCCCCCACCTATTTCTTTTGTTTTAGCGCCATCACAATCAGCGTCGATGCCCGATGCTCTGCATATGTCATTGATAAGTTTTTCCCCTACATTATTGCTTTGTAGTTTTACCAAATCCTTATAAGGACTATGTTCCCTGATGTCTTGTTTATCTTCCTTCGAAATGTCCGAAGGTGTAAACTTACTAATCAGTCTTCTCGGCAGCGATTCTGTCACGAAGTAACTCATTTCGTAGGTTAACGCTAGTGCTGTCAGCTTCCTCTCTCTCGTCGAAATTAATTGTATCCTTAACGCCAATGAGTTCTCCATCTTCATTCATAGTTTGTGTGAGCACATTGCCACTTGCCTTCGCCTTAGCAATATTATCTTGAATGGCCTGCTTCTTGGAATCCTTGACACGCTTCTCAAACTCCTCCTTTGCCTTGCTCTCGTTGACAGCCTTCTCGTTGTGTAATTGATTTAGTTCCTCCTCCATGAATTCAATGCGACCGGTTTTGTATGCGTCGGGATCCCAAGGAATCCACATTCCGATCGGACCTACAAAAATATCGTGATTCGGGTCGAAGTCTCTAATCTTTTTACATCTGAGCTCAGCCTCTTCTTGTGTGTTAAATACGCCACGTATTTTAAGACCACGAACCGAGGTCTGGAATGCGTGCTTTGTATTAAATTCTTCGTTTATGGATTCTTCATTCTTATCCATGAAACTCTTGAAATCGTCATCAAGGTCACAGTCCTTTAGATTTTCGTGTTCCTCCTTTACGAATTCCTTGAAGTCATTTAGGGCATCGTCGACCTTAAGATTATACTTGTATGCTAAAAAATTAACGAAATCGCTCATCTTCGTCATAGATTTAGTAAAATCCCATCCATGAATAAATCGCTCAAACGCAAATAACTCACGCTGCTTTAAAATCTTTTCGGGAGACACGAATGACATACAACCAAACTTTTGTCCGGAAATTGGTGGGTCCTCATCACAAAGGTCGATGTATTTAGGATTAACTTCTCCATTGTCTGTATTTTTTCTTTCGAAGCCTGACATATACCCTTTAGCATATTTTTCTGTTTAAGTGTGTTTTCGCAAATACATAAAAAATTATTTTATTTGGTTATAGTATATAATGCCAGGATTTGATTTCACTGAACTTGTCAAGAGAGCCATCAAGTACATCGTTGAGGGTATCATGGTAGCCATTGCTGCTTATGCTATCCCCAAGAAGTCCCTCAATGTAGAGGAGGTTGTTATAATTGCCCTTACAGCCGCAGCCACATTCTCCGTCCTCGACGTCTTCGTCCCCTCCATGGCCTCTTCTGCCCGTGGTGGTGCTGGGTTCGGTATCGGCGCCAACCTTGTCGGGTTCCCCCGTGGACTTTAAATTAACACATTACAATTGTAATATACGAACTATATTACAATTTTTATACAGTTGGATGATATTCCCAGTCCAAATCTTTACAAACCTTGCACCATATTTGGTCCTGTTCTAATTGTTTCTCTCTATCTTTCATTAATGGAATATACGGAAGATATTGCGTTTGGTCTAACAATACGCACAACTGATACAAGGTGTAAGTATAATTGAAAAAGTTGGTTCTACTGGGTGGACAATGCACCGCCCATGGTTTTTGTATTTCAATGAATAGGAAGCATAAGGTCTCATGAAGCTGTTCGTTCATTATAGGAGGTCTAATACCAAATTGCGAATTAATGTATTGAATATGTTCAAAGTACTTATTATAACCAAGTTTTCTTAGAATTTCACGCATTTTGTCGTAATTTATTTCCTTTGCTATATCTTTGATTCGCTCTTTCTTAATTCGGTTTTTGATATCTTGTAATACCTTTTCTGGAATTTGAGTGGTTTCTTTTGCTTGAAATTGTGATAATATCTCTTTGAAATGATTCAACCTGATATAAGCAGTATATGACGGTTCATTTGGTGGTTCTTTATTTGATGGTTTTGACCCGTCGAAAATATAATGTATAAATTTACCACACTTTTCATTATTACATATCATAATACCCTCTTCATCACGGGGAATTAATTCACCCTTTGAACAATAATAACAAATATCAGACGGAACAACAAAATCTTGTATATTTGATATTTCATTGTCTACATTTTTCCAATAATTTGATAACGCATTTGGGTTTTTTTGAATGCTATCATTATTTTCTTCAACATCAACGTCCTTTTTAATTTTGAAAAATGTGTTTAATACATTCACATTTTTCTGATCTCCCGATGAGATTTTTTTTTTATCTTCGAAATATTTGAATATATGCGATGAATTTTCTAGAAAATATCTGTGTTTTTTAGATTTCAGTGCCTTAATCTCACAGTTTATCTCTTTGACACGGTCTTTAATGCTCATAAACAGGTCAAATTCAGAAGCACTCAGTTTTAAACCTTGTTGTTTCAATTTGTTTTTTTCATCAATTAGCAATGGTATTTTAACAGTTTTATCTTTATGGAATTCCTCCAGCAAAAAACTATGTCGTACATCAAGTGTATGCATAGAATCATTTTTGATACAATTTTTATTGTTCATTTATATATATATTTATGCAATATCTATGTTATTTTATGTTATAACACTTAATGTGGTAAAAAAAACGGAATTACTTATTATGTAATATTATATGGACACTTCTTCTAATAACAACAATAATAATAATTCCAACGACAATATTCAAATGGACAAGAAGTTATTTTATAAAATGAGATTTATTTTTAAAGCTGTTGAATCTGGATGGAGCATAAAAAAACGGGATGATAGTTATATTTTTAGTAAAAAGCACGAAAACAAACGGGAGGTTTTTCGACCCGAATACTTAGAAAATTTTATAGATGAAAATATGGATTTAAACCGATAAATTTACAAACATTACCACTTGTCACGTAGCATTTTACTACACCATTCACAATACACGCATAAATATAATAATTACCGAAGTGAACGGGATTGTGGTAATGCAATCATATTTAGGGAATGTTATTAACAAAACCACTTTTAATTGTAATTAATTGTAATTAATTTGATTTTTTTTTCTTTTTCTATACTATACTAGTAAAATGGGAGGAGCCTTAATGCAACTTGTCGCCTACGGAGCCCAGGATGTTTTCCTTACGGGAACACCTGAAATCACTTTCTGGAAGGTGTCTTACAGACGCCACACCAATTTCGCCATGGAGTCTATTGAGCAGACTTTCTCGGGACAGGCTGACTTCGGTCGCCGTGTCACATGCACCATCTCCCGTAACGGAGATCTTGCCTACCGCACCTACCTTCAGGTTACTCTCCCCGAGATTAACCAATCCATGAAGGGTTCTGGTGAAGGAGTTGGGGTCTATGCCCGTTGGTTAGATTACATCGGAGAGCAGCTTGTCGCTCAAGTTGAGGTCGAGATCGGAGGACAGCGCATCGATCGCCAATATGGCGACTGGATGCATATCTGGAATCAAATGACTCTCTCTTCCGAGCAGCAACGTGGTTACTTCAAGATGATTGGAAACACCACTCAGCTTACCTACATGACCGAGCCCGATTTCGCCAATGTCAACGGACCTTGTGCCGCTTCCGGAGGTCCTTCCCAGGTGTGCGCCCCCCGTAACGCCCTCCCTGAGACCACCCTTTATGTCCCTCTTCAGTTCTGGTTCTGCCGTAACCCTGGACTTGCCCTCCCTCTTATTGCCCTCCAATACCACGAGGTCAAGATCAACCTCGACCTCCGCCCTATCGGCGAGTGCCTCTGGGCTGTTTCCAAGCTTGGCGGCGACACCAGCGACGGAACCGTCTCTGTCGCCAATGCCTACCAGCAATCTCTTGTTGCTGCCTCCCTCTACGTTGACTACATCTTCCTCGACACTGATGAGCGCCGTAAGATGGCCCAGAACCCCCACGAATACCTCTTCGAGCAACTCCAGTTCACTGGCGATGAGTCTGTCGGTTCTTCTTCCAACAAGATCAAACTTAACTTCAACCACCCTTGTAAGGAGCTTGTCTGGGTTGTTCAACCCGATGAGAATGTCGATTACTGCAACTCTTTAATTGGAGGCACCACCCTCTACAAGACCCTTGGAGCCCAGCCTTTCAATTACACCGATGCCATCGATGCCCTCCCCAACTCCGTCCGTGCCTACGGTGCTGATGAGACCTCTGGTTTCGTCTCCGGTGACACTTTCGGTGACTCTGCCAACGCTGTCTCCGCATCAAGTGGCGATGTCCTCACATCAGGACTCTCTGATGCTGGAACTTTCGTTCTTGCCGAGTCCGCTCTTGACATGCACTGCTGGGGAGAGAACCCAGTTGTCACCGCCAAGCTTCAACTTAACGGACAAGACCGCTTCTCCGAGCGTGAGGGATCTTACTTTGATGTTGTCCAACCTTTCCAGCACCACACCCGTGCCCCCGACACTGGAGTCAACGTCTACTCCTTCGCCCTTAGACCCGAGGAACACCAGCCTAGCGGCACATGCAATTTCTCTCGCATTGACAACGCTGTACTTCAGCTCGTCCTTTCCTCTGGAACTGTCTCTGGCACTTCCACCGCCAAGGTCCGTGTCTATGCCGTCAATTACAATGTCCTCCGTGTGATGTCGGGTATGGCCGGCGTGGCTTACAGTAATTAGTGATATAACTGTTACCATATATGCTAACAAAAAAAATAAAAACCCTATAAAAATACAATACTATAAAATATATATTATTGTAACCAGAAAATCGTCAATTTCGCTTTTCGCTTCTAAAAAAAAGGCATTCATTGCACATCTTGGGTATCGCTCCCCCTCAAGGGGGAGCGATATTGACAATCACCACATTTTAACATACCGTCAAATCTTGCTCCTCCGGAGGGAGGAGCAAGATTTGTATAAAGGTCACTATAAACACCAAATATAGATATAATTGCATAATTTGTGCATCTTGCGTGGGGTATAATAACTATCACATCTTGCTCCTCCAGAGGGATGAGCAAGATTTATAAGAAGGTGTAAACTCCCTTTTGTTTTTTATAACAAAAGGAACATAAAGAATAATGACTATATAAATCTATAACAAGTAAAAATGAGTTTAGACATCGTAAAGTTAATAGAATCTAACCCCATTCAACGGTTTACTGGCAATGTCCAATCTAAACTGGTGGAGAAGATTAAATCGGGGTTTACTGATACACAACATAAACTATTCCTCAGCAGTTTTTACTGCTATTTTAATTGCGAAAAGACTGATTTCGTAATTGATTTGGATAACATTTGGACGTGGATGGGATTTAATCAGAAGGCAAATGCTAAACGAATTATAGAGAAAAATTTTGAGATTGACAAGGACTATAAAATGTCTGTTGTCATCAAAGACAATAAAGACGTACCACATGGTGGAAGCAATAAACAAACTATATTACTAACCGTCCCTGCATTCAAACGGTTCTGTTTGAAAGCAGGGACAACGAAAGCCTATGAAATTCATGAATACTATATCAAACTTGAGGAAATTTTACAAGATGTGCTTTGCGAAGAGAGTGCTGAACTAAAACTTAAATTTGAAAACGCCAAACTTGAAACAGACAACGCAAACAAAGAAATTGCAACCTTGAAAGACAACCGTGAATCTTTATTGACCAAAGAAAAAACATTACAGCGACAACAATTAATGTTAAGCGAATTTTCAAAAACATGTTCGTTGGTATATGTCATTCGTGTAAAAACATTTGAAAATGGAGAATATATTGTAAAAATAGGTGAAAGCAGATGTGGAATAACAGAACGA